AGATATTCTAATAAAAGATGGTTTTGATCCAAATAAATCTGAACATGAAATTATGTTAGAAAGAAAAATTTATAGAATTTATGATTCGGGACATTTAAAATTTATTTGGAAATCATTATAATTATTTTGGTGATTCTACTGTACCATTATTAAATATTAAAAAATATGTTATTTGGGAATTAGATGAAAATAATTTACATTTTTATAAAAAAGATAAAATTTTATATATTATATTAGAATTGATAAGTCAGTCAATAAAAGAAATAAAATTCAAAAAAATATATTGTAAAACACATAATAAAATTCATAAATATGATAATATAGAAAAATTACCATTCGAAACAAATGTTGAATATTTTCATCCAAATAAAATAAATAAAAAATTTTTTATTTATCAAACAAATGATTTATCTGATGCATTAGAATATATGGAAATTTATGATAAAGCAAAAAAATATAATCTATGAAACATATTTTTGCTTTTTCTTTACATTTATTTAATTAATTTTTTTATGTGCTTCTTCGTTACGTTTTTTATCAATTTCTTTTAAATCTTCTACTGTTAAATTAAATAATTTCATATATTTTTTAACCAATATACTTGTAAATGAAAATATAACTTGAATTATAAAAAATATTGAAAATATTGCATCTGTTAATGAAAAATTATTAATTTCACCTTCTGTTATAATCGAAATTATTCCCCATAAAATAATAAATGGTATCATAATTCTACCTGCTCTTGCACCATGATATATTTTATTTCCTATTTTTATATAAAAAAGTCCACAATAATTATTAAATAAAAATTCAACAATTTTTTTCATATTTTATTTTTTTTTTATATATATAAAAAAGTAGAATATATAAAAAGTAGTGAACAAAGCATTTTTTAATATACATAAAAATAATCTAAAATATATGCCATTAGCACACTTTAACGTAATAGATTCACATAGAAATATGGGAACCAATTCACGGTCAATTGAAATTATTTGATGTTGATGATAATCTTATTAAAATTTTTTGACCATATATTCTAATTAATTTTTTTATAAACAAATTTTAAATTTCCAGAATCGAATATTCTGTATAATTTGCGATCTAACATAATTTGATGTTCAGTTTTATTTGGATCAAAACCATCTTTGATTAATTTATCTTTTCTAAAATTGAATCTATGATGTCTGATCCCATCTATAATATAGTAATAATTTGGATCAGTTTTTTCAATAAAATCAAATCCAAGTGTTTCATACAGTTTACCTTGACTAAATGACCTATCTGCATATGTTGTAATTTCTGTAGGATTATAATTCTTTATGAAATATTTGAACAATTTTGATGCACCACCAACAACATTGATGTTTAATTTATTACAAAAACGAAGTAATTCATATTCACCTTCGTTAGTTGATTTTTTTCCCATCGCAATTCTGCGATTACCAAAAGTCATTAAACTAATTAATTCGTTATTATAAAATAAACCAATTTTTACTTTCGATCCAACAAATCCTTGGATATGATTATCTTCTAAAAATAATCTAACTAAATTATTATCAATTATTTCTTTTATTTCACATTTTCTGGCAAATATTCTTTCACATTTTCCCAATTTATTATTTATAATTGATTTAACAATATTTTGTTTATATAACCAATCATCTTCGTAAATATGAATTAATTGTATCCCTTGTTGTTCACACAATTCAGTTTTATTTAAGTGATAATTTTTTTCTTTATTTAATTCATTATGCCAATATAATCCATTAAATTCAAATGCTATTTTTAATTCAGGAATATATACATCCAATTCTAATGGTTTGATAATGTTTCTATCATTATGCATATATTTAATATCTTTAAATAGTTCTAAAAATTCATTTTCAGATAAAGATGTGAATTTTGTGTTGCAAATTGTACATAAACTTAATTTTGCTTGCTTTCTATTTTGAAATAATTCTATTGATATATTAAAATTATGATCTTTACCACAATCACATTTAAATGTCATTTTTTTATTTTCGTAATCTAAATTTATTAGATTTTTATATTTTAAAAAATTTTTATCTATTATTGTTTTGTAATATTTATTACGAACATTTATATCTTGTGCAGGATAATATACACCAAGTCTATTAAAATTAGTTTTTTTTGTTTTATCTTTAATGTTTTCAGATTGGGATGGTCGTTTGAATCCATATTTAATTAAATTTGTATTATTTGTTTTTTCTTTTATTATATCTGATTTTTGTAAATTGTCAACACCATATTTATTCAATAATGTTTTTTTTGTTTTTTCAATTACTTTTATGTCCTTATGTGTACATTTTTGACTACAATGGTTAGAATATCCTTTATTAAAATTTATCATTTTTAATGGGTTTCCACATTCACATAATTGTATATTTGTTATATTATGATAATAATGATACATTTTTTCTTTAAATGATAAATTATCTAAATTATTAATATTACAGAAATCTAATATTTTAATATATAGTGATTTATAATATTTTTTAATATACTGTTCTTTAAATATTTTTCCTGATTTATCATTTAGTTCTAATAATTTTTCGATGTCCATAGTGTAGTAACAATTATTTTTTCTTAATACGTATATATAAATATTTTTTATTAGTTTTTTTATTTTTTTATAAAAACCTTAATAAATGCACATAAATTGAATATTTAACTTTTTTATTTAGGAACAAAGCATTTTTTAATATATACAGAAAAATAATCTGAAATATATGCCATTAGCACACTTTAACGTAATAGATTCACATAGAGAAAAATGGGAACCAATTCACAAAAATTTGTACGAAGTTACAATTATTTTACCAACTGTACTTCAATCTATTCATCCAAATGCAACACATTTGTTGATGGAAAACACTAAAACAGCTAAGTTTCCAACTTATCCTGATTTACAATCACAAACTCAACGTTTCAAATATTCAACCAGAGTATTTGTTATGATGCCAGCACAAACTCACGTTGATGATTTGTCTATTACATTTAACCTTAATCAAAATGAAGATTATCAAATTTTCTGTTTCAAAATCTTGAAAGATTGGTACGATTTAGGTTGGAATAATGAAACTGGTACATTACACTATAAGAAAAATTTAGTAGGTGATGTTATTATCCATCAACATGACAAAGAAGGTAAAGTTATCAGACGTGTAACATACCATAATGCTATGGTGAAACAATTTAGTGGGGTAGAAGAATTGAATTGGGATGATTCAACAGCAATCCAAGAATTAACAGTAAACTTCGTAGCTGATTACTGGGAAGATTTCTATTACTAATTGATTAACAACATTTTATCAAAAATATAGGTGTCTTTGATACCTATATTTTTTTAATATTTTGATTATTGGGAAGATTTTTTAAAAATATGGAAAAAATATGGAAAAAATATGTAGAATTTGTGGTGAAATTAAAAATTTAAATGATTTTCATAAAAAATGTGATACAAAAGATGGACATAGAACCGAATGTAAAACATGTATAAAAGAAATACAAAAAAAATATAAAGAAGCTGATGATTTTAAAGAAAAACGAATAGAATATGATAAAGTTCGTTATAATGAAAAACGGGAAGAAATATTAGAACACAAAAAAGAATATCACATTGAAAATCGGGAAAAAATTTTAAAAGAAAAAAAGGATTATAGAAAAAAACCAGAAAATATTGAACGAGCAAAAAAATACAGTAAATATTATAGAACCGAATGTAAAGAAAATTTTTATAAATATAGAAATGAAAATCCACATATAATTGCGTGGAGATCAATATTATATTCTACCCTTAATCGGTTAGATACAAAAAAACAAGGACACACTATTGATATGCTAGGTTATTCGGCATTAGAATTAAAAGAACATATAGAATCACAATTTACAACAGGTATGACTTGGGATAATTATGGTGAATGGCAAATTGATCATATTATTGGGGTGATTAATTTTGATAAAAATACAGATGTTAGTGTTGTATGTGCTTTAAGCAACTTACGTCCATTATGGATGACAACAAGGACAATAGATGGAATTGTATATGATGGTAATTTAAATAGACAAAAATTTAAATAATATAATTAATATATAGTTTTATGAAATATATTAATTTATTTGAAAAATATTTAGATGATGAAATATCAGATAAGGTTTCTGATTTTTATGACTTGAAACAAAAAATAAAAAGACTAGAATCCGAATTAAAAAGTGCAAAAAATAAATATGCTGAATTAGAAGATGAATTGCAACCAATAATAGAAAGTTTAAAAGATACTGATGAAAGATTATTAATAACTAAAAGATATATTATTAAAATTAAAACTTTTGGATATAATAAGACTAACTATTCATATAAAACAGCATTTGAACTAGCATTATCAAAAGTAAATCAAGCAACAAAAAATATTTTAATTGAAGCGTTAAATACGACAAAAACAATAAATAACATTAAAGCTAAATATTTAATAAAAAGGCATTATGAATCTAATATATTTGATGCAATAAAAAATAAAATAATGAAATTTATTAATATTTTTAACAATGAAATTAAAAATATTGATTCAAATAATGCAAAGTTAGAAAACATATTATCTAAAATTCATTGAACCAAGTTAATCAAAAAAAAGGACTTTTAAAAATTTAAAAGTCCTTTTTTATAATATGAATTTAATTCGTTTTTAAACGTTTTTATTGTATCTTCAGTTGTATGAGAAACTTCATATTTTTTAATCCAATAATTTAAATAAGCATCAATAATATGTTTTGAATTATCATCACAAAAATGATAATTATAAAAATCACAATAAAAATTTATTCTATATTATTCATATTAGAATTATTCTAAAATATAATTGTCATCAATTATTTCAATTGTTTCAATTGTTTCATCATTATTTTTAAGATATATAATATTATCTGACCACAGTTGATTTCTATCAACTATTAATGATAAATTTGCAAAAATTCCAATCTTATAAAAATCTTGGTTTAATTCTGGACTAATACATGATGATTTCAAATCATACAATAAAGAATCTTGTAAAAATGATGCTATATTACAATTAGTTACTAAACGATTTGAATTATTATTTTCATTTATAATATTATTTAATTCTGAAAATAAATATTGAAAAGCTTCTGTATTTTTAGTTTGTGTAATTTTTATTGTTTTCATTTTTTATTTATTTATATTTGGATTATTTGGATTATAATCACCATTGTTACCTATTGCTGATTTTATTTGGGTATTTTTGAATACTAAATATGATTGTTCACCAACATCTTCTGATATATTATTATATATTATACCATCATATTTTAATGTATCTGTTAGAAGTTGAATAATATCTTCCAATATTTTATTTTTAAATTTATCTTGTTCATGTATTGGAAGTTTTAACATGTCATCATATTTTTTAATAAATTCTGTATTATTATCTAATATATTTACGTTTATTAATTCTGATACAATTTCGTCAATATCATCCCATATACCAATATCATCCATATATATTGGGTTTTCTATTTTTAAATATACTGGTATTATAGATTCATTAATTAATTGTTGATCTTTAAATTTAAATTTTAATCTATTATGTGCTGACATAATAGTACCAAAATGATAACCTAATTCTTTATTTTCAAAATTATCAAAATCTTTATTAGTACTATGGTAGCATATTAAAGGATTACCATTAATATCTACAACTTTTGAATCACCAAACCATTTCCAAAAGTTTTCATTCCAAAAGTTTTCATATGATCTAATTCTTTTATATTCT